AATCGTGAAGCCACGGCCTGTGCTCACCCCACCCGCAGGATGGCCCCCCTCATCACTCCAATGCTCCTCGAAATGGCCTTGCTTCATATGTGCTCCTCAGAGCCACCACACCACGTGTCCAGATGCGCCGCCAAGTCCTTGGCTGTCGGGTCCGGTGGGTGCGTCTTCTGCCATTCCCGCAGCGCCTCTTGAAAAATGCTTCTATTCGTCGTTGGCAACACTGCGATCTGCTGCGCAGTCTCCTCAGTACACTTCCGATGCTGGCACATACAGCACTCGATATGGAGCTTGCCCCCGACATGCAGGGGATGGCAGTAGCAATGGCCATAGGTGAGGCAGGGGCCGGTAGACGTCATACGTTCGATGCCCTCCTTGAGGGGGACATAAGCCACCCTGCGCTTACGCCAGGTTCGTATAGTACAGCACGCCTTTGAGCACGGCGGCCGCACCAGGTGCCTGCGTGTTAAAGGTCGCAAAGATCGTGACGGGGGTCGCATTCGCGAAATCTTTCAGGACGGCTGCCGCCGCAGGCAACTCATCGTCCGGCGTGGCCTGCGCCTGCATTCCACCCGTCAGCACGCCTGTGGCATTCGACACGTCTGAGGCATTGAACAATCCCGTCGCACTCGCCACCTGCGCTACCCCGTTCACATCCGTATACGCCGTCCACCCAATACTGAGCGTCATGCCGGAGGTAAACCCGGCAAAGTAGAACCAGGAGGCAATCAGGTCCAACTCACTCAGGGGCGGAAGTTGGGCGAGCAACACCGTATCCGCCGCAGTACCGGCGAGCACCTGGGTATAGGTAAACGGCATGCGCCGAAGCGGCACGCCCACACGATTGACCTTGCCCGCAGGCTTGGTCAAAAAAAGGGCTTGATACTCCAAAGAGTATGTCTCGGACATATAGGACTATCCTTCTAGCCCCCAGGAAGGGGGCGAGAGTGTCAAAGCCCCGCCGAGACCGCGACTGCATTTAGTCTTGGGTAGGGCGGGCGTTCTTGTGAAAATTGCGACCCCTCTCACGGTTACAGGCTCTACACATACGGATACCTGTTGAGGGGATAAAGTAACTATTCTCTTCGGTATACTCATGCCCATGGGGGCAATGTGTAGGTTTCACCCGAGGAATGGGAACATAGGTACGCTCGTGCGAATCCTTCTTCTGCTGCAAACGACAGAGACGGCAGACCTTCCGTCCACTCTGAGGGACTGTGTACGTGTTTTCTGGCGTCCGCTCATGTCCATGCGCACAATGCGTTTTTGACCATTCTGCCTTTTGTTCCCACACCAACTCATATTGCTCATGGCGTTCCTCAAGACGCTTGGCAGCAGCCTGACGACTGCGAGCTTCAAGGCATGTACGACAAGCCCGCCTTCCATCAGCATACGTGTAGGTATTCTCAGGCGTATACATATGCCCATGAATACATTCAGTCACTTTGCCTTGAGGAATCGCCGCACGCCAATAAGCCAACGCCTCTAAAATCTGGCCCTGCCTCTTTGGCGACATCAACGAGTACACGGTCATCATGACCCCGCGAGCGTGGGGACCAGTAATCCACCACGTATGGACATCACTATGCGCAGCCTTTGCGGTATGCCGACGCAAATACCGTATTTTCCCGCCAATAAGCCGTTGTACATGCTCAAGAGGTTCAGCTTGTACTTGCCACGCTACCACTCGCGTATTCCCTCGCGGGCCAGAGAACGACCCTTCCCCTTCCAAAAAACCAGCGAGCCATCCTAACTCTCGTGGATGCATATACTTTCTCCTGTGTATTGAGGATATGCATCCACGAGAGTTAATACATGCCATCTATAGGACTACATCTATTGCCAGAACGCCCTTGTCCTGGATCCTCACAGCGCCCCATCGTCTTTACGTCCGAGGCTCTTTATCCTCGGCTCCTGCATGTCACCATGCAGATGAGAGCACATCTTCACCTCAGTGAGGTGCGGGGGTTTCGTGGGTGGGTTATCGTTTCCTCACCACCTGCTCGTTCGACCTTCGCGACCCCTCGCCATCAGGCTGCATGCCGCGCTTGGTACGGAATTGTCTCGTAGTCATTAGCTACGAGAGATTTTCCGTTTATCCCCGTGTTTACTGTGACATCGCTATCACAGGGCACTTTGCTGTCGTTCAAAATGCTGCACATATAGTTCACTCCAGTAGCGTTCTGATGCTCCGGTAATCGGTCTATGAAAAGGTCGCGTTCTTTCCATAACGCGAACCCCATTGCATCACGGTGCCACGCGAGCGTACGATACGTCGTCCCAGTCGTATTGGTCAGGTTGTTGTAAATGACCCACGTAAAGCCCATGAAGTAGATGATGGTGCCTTCGGTGAGGGGCGCATCCTGTACGTAATCCTTGTTGATCGCTTCCGTCTCACCCAGGAGCTGTTGCATCGCCCCGGCATTCACGATCCATACGAACGCCTCGCGAATCCCGTTGGCCCGGTCATCCACGCCCACTTCCCGCGCATCAAAAATGCCGCGTGCCTGGCGGACCTTATTGACGGTAAGGCCGGTCCCCCCCGCCGCCAGCACATTGCCCAGGGTCGTGGCCGCCGTGGCAGGCGTAATACCGGTCGTGTTAAAGGCGCTACTCGTCGCCCCAGTTGGCCCTTGTGCTGCACTCCCGGTCACCGCCGTGGCGATGATGTTATCCGCCGTACGCGCTGCCGCCATGGCCCCATTAGCGGCGTAGCCCATTTCGAGGTCAATCAGCACCTCAGGCCGCGTCTGCCAGTCGAGCATCACGGGATGGGACTTATCTTGCTTCGGTGCCCACCGTGCGGTCACCTGCGGGTCCAGCCAATTGGTCAGGCCGTGGACCTGGCCGGTAATGTCGATCATCTCGGATTGACCGAGGACCGGGAACTGCGTCTGGTTGCCCACGACATTGGTTTTGATGCGGCAATGCCGCCGTAAGCGTGGGCGCTGTTGCTGAAATGCAAAATCGAAGTCGGCTGAGAATTGCCAGTTTTGTTAGCTCTAGAGCTTTTTATCCCTAGATTCTGCATGTCACCATGCAGCTCAGACTATCTAATAATGTCTTGCCAAAAACCTCTTACTTCTCTATAATTCCAACATGTTCAGACCTAAAGGAGAAATATGCCACAGAGCCTAGAAAACTTCGCGCAACTCGCTTCACATCACACCAATGTTCAATTGGCTAAAATGTTTAACGTGACGACACGGACGATTACCGTATGGCGTACTCGTTACAATATTCCCGCTCCCATTCACAGTGTCCGCCCTGACGAAGCAACTCTTCAAAAACTGCTGCTTCTTCATAATGACAGAGCAATTGCTAACATGTTTCATGTGAAAACAAGAAGCGTTAGCAGTTGGCGCGAACATTACAAGCTTCCTCCTTGCCCCATAAAAAAATATAGGAGCAGAGTTTATACTCTCAACGAAAGGTTCTTTTCGGTGATAGATTCCCCAGAGAAAGCCTATATCCTTGGCCTTTTTGCTGCTGATGCATGGGTAGGAACAGACAAAAGAACGATTGCCCTTGCTCTCCATCCACAAGATATTCATATACTCGAAAGCATAAAAGAACATCTTGGAAGTACAGCGCCAATTCTCACGCGGTCGCGTCGAAGCGGCTTTAATCCCAATGGCGTTATGGCTACTATCTGGTTCTGTAGCAAAGCCATGATAGACGACCTTGCGCAATGGCATATTGTTCCGAATAAAAGCCTTGTCCTGCGGTATCCAACACTCCCGGAGATTATGGAAAGGCATTATATTCGTGGCCTCATCGACGGCGATGGCAATATTAATGCTCGAAACTTCTCTCTCATTGGCACAACAGCTGTCCTTGAAGGAACACAGCAAGCGATTCTTCGCCATACTCATTGCCGTCTTGCATGGTCTCCATGCGGCCCAACACAACGCATTGTTGGCTACCGCCGAGACCGTAAAGTCCTCCATTGGCTCTACGATACTTCTCCATTGCACCTGCATCGGAAATATCAGAAGTATCTCGATCATTGGCACTAACATTCCGGGCGCTCGTGGGCAGGTCACCATAGCCGCAAGGCCGTAGGGTACTGTGCCTAGTCGTTGAACGTTCACCCTGTTTCCAGGGTGCTTCGCTGCTGATTGTCTTATGACGTGTGCTTTTCATACCATCACGCTCACCGTTACCAGTCACGTTGTGGTGCATCCGCCTTCAAGAGGTCCCAGCAATTCACCCGGTGCGCACTCTGCCATTACTAACAGAGGGGACTAGTTCTAATCACAATAGCTTGATCGAATCCAGGCATAATTCTAACCGTTCTAAGTATATGCCTAGTTGTCTTACCGCTGGGGTGTCGTCTGCGCGGCCCAGCTTGTCACTTTCGCGGACTGTGCGCTCAGTCTATTCCTGAGTGGCAGGCAGGCCATTGCTGGGTATCTGCCGAAAACTTGTTTGCTTACTTACTTGTAAACGTTTCGTTCATAGCGAGCTAGCGTCCATTCCTCGCCGCCCCTCGCCGGGCGTCCGCCTCATCAATCGCCGCCAGTTGCTGGAACAGCGGCCTGCGGGCCTCACTGGCTCGTACCCGCTCGGTCATCGAGAGCTTCTGGTCATTGGCCTTCGCGGTGAGTTCGGCTATCTGTCCTTGTAGCGCTTCACGAGAGACACCCACGCCCACAAAGCTGCTCTCGATAAAGTTGCCCTCGTTCGTCATGTCGAAGGCATCGGCAAACGTGGCAACGATGTCAGGATCATTGGCGAGCGGTGAGGCGATAAACTTCTCTGCGGCCCGCTGCCCATACTCGCCACCAAACCGACCCGCGGCCGTTTGCGAGAAGAATAGCCGCGCCTTCTCCAGTCGCCTGGGCGCATCGGCCCCGAAGACCCGCGTCATCTCTTGTTGCCCTTCGGCCTTCGAACGGGCTTCTTGCGCCGCCTCCATCTGCTTGCCTTCGATAAACAGCCGCCCCGCCTCATCCAGCCAGCCTTGCATCTGTGGCGGCGTGAGCCCTAGCGCGTGGCCCGCAATCAGCAGCCGATCCCGAAACGCATCCGTCAGAGGTGGCACACCTTCCGGCATCTCCGGCACCTTGACCTGATACTCACCAGGCGTCTTGGGCCATCCCATCTTCTCCCACACCCGCTGCCATTCTTCTGGAGGTGCATCTGGGGTTTGTGGTACCTGTACCGACCGACCCAGCAACCGCCCCTGATGGACGAGGGCTTTCCCTGCCTCTTCCAGACTGTTGTACTTGGCGAGGATCGGGTCGTTGCGAATATCCAGCGACAGCGCACTACGCCAATCGAGCAGCGAACCCTTCTCCGCGCCGGTGCCGGGGTCTTCCCGCGTGAGCGGCTGTATCCCCAGCTCCGTCCCCGTGGTCACCTTCACCGACTCAGGCGGAGGCGTGGTCGTCGCCGTGCCGGTCCCCGTGCCCGGATCAGCCGCAGCAGGCGGTGTCCCTTCTGACTCCCCAGGGATCTGGCTTGCTGGGGGTGGTGCAGTCTCGGTGGCGCCTGCTGCGGTCCCTTCCGTAGTCCCTGCGTCCATCACCGCCGTAGCGGCTTCTTCGGCCATCGTTTCCTAACCTTCTATCTCAGAGATCACGCACGCGGCTCCAGCCGCTGCGCATACCCTCGTGTCTACTTCCGTCTCCGTCGCTTCACGAAACACCCGGCCACACCACATACACCATACGTGCATCTCCGAAGGCCGCGGCAGGGTTTCCCACTGCGAGAGGATCTCCCGAGCCCGCCGAACCTTCTCCACGGTTAAGCCACTGTCTCCAGTGTCGAAGGCGGCTTCTTCGGCCATAGCCTCTTTCCTGTGCAAGATATCCGCGCTGCCGACGCAAAAAAAACAGACAGGGCGAGATCTAGATCGCCCTGTCTGTCAGGTTGCGCCACCCACTAGGGAGCAAGTCTAGTGGCAACGCGGATATACTATTATGTCAACGACTTATGGACGGTCCCTGGCTTCTCCCAACGTCCTCCGTGCCCGACGCAACATCATACGGTACCCCGCCGCTAACGCGGGTTCATCGAGGTCCACAATCGTTTCATACGAAAGCCACCATAACTGAGTCTGTCCTGGCGCTTCGGGTACGCGCGAGTCTACAAGGATGCCCGCCGCGCTCCCATACACCCCGGAAGGTTTCATGAGTAGCGACGTGATATACGGCTCATGGCCCAGCGCCAGATAGACTTTCTCTGCCGCGTCAGCGAGGGTCACACCCGCTCTCCATTCCCTGGCACCATGGGCATAGCACTGGAATCGTCAGAGGCAAGAATGTCTTTACATATCGTCATGACTTCATCGCTACTAAGCCCCTCGCGAAGAGGGATGAATCCTGTGCCATGCCGCCACGGCCCTTGGAACGTCCCCTTGAGCCCAACAAAATACTCGCGATCCTGCCTACCCGAGACATAGACAACTTCTAAATCTTCAAGCATATATCCCTGAGACAGAATCAAGTGAGCAAGCTGTCTATCTACATCCCGGTGCTGGCGATCCCATCGTTGGAACATCTGAGCTAGATGTTCCCGCTGACTTTTTCGCCAAGGCTCTTCTTCGTCTGTCACTACACCCGCTCTCCATTCCCTGGGACGAGAAACCCAGGCCGCGCCATCTGCTGGCGGACCCGCGCCTCGACTTCGTCACGAATATAGGATTCCAGCACCGGAGCCATCGCATGCTTCATCATCTCCAGCACAAAGCCCCACCCTTTGTCATCGAGTCCCACCTTCGAGACCTGAATATTGTAGTGCTCCAGCACCGGCGTGGGATGCAGATGAATGATGATTTGCTTCGTACTACCCACGATCGGTGGGGTCAAACCCACCAAGGGGGAACTCATAGTGAATATGCTCCTCGGGTCTATCCCGCTTCGCAATCGCTTCCGTCATCTTATGCAGAATCTGCAACACCACATGCTGTCGGCCCTGGTCGACCTCGGACATACACGGCCGCAGCAATACTTCCCGCACCAGCATCTCCAAAAAAATCTGCCCACTGGGACTCGTCCCTAACTCGGCCAGGGCCGCATACTCCCGCGCTTCCAACAGAGTCGCATTGGCTTTGGCGTCCGCTTGCCGTTCGCGTTGCATCGCTAGGCGGCGCAGAATCTCAGTTTGGCCGCCCAAGGAGAGCCAGTCAGCCGGCATTAGCACGCATCTCCAGTAAAGAGTTGGCGCAACTGAGTGCGCTCTTCTTCTAGCAGTGAGCGCCACGCTTCATTGCCTCGTTGAAACTGCGAAGCAATACTGCGCACAACACTCCACTCCTCATCAAAGGAAGACGAGGCCAGCCAGTCGCGCGAGACCGCAATCCGGCGGTCGACTTCGGCCCGTGTGATCGGGCCAGGCATGGGATACCGCAGGTCCACCACAGTGATCCCCCACGCCATTATTTGGAACTGACATTCCCCAATCAACTCATGCATCAAGTGCCACTCAGACTCCCATGCGGCATCGTTGTATGCCTCAATCTCCTCGCGCGAGGGCCATCCTAAACGCTCCTCGGAGAACCCATCAGGCCGATACGCCAAGACATCCCCATCCTTTTGGAGCAACTTCTGCACGTGCGGGTACTTCTGTATCCAGTCCTGGAGTGCCATCTACGCCGCCCTCACCGGTTGCCGCAGGGCTTGAATCGCTGGCGTCATTTTGTTCACCGTATCCGCCTGTTGATTCGCCATCGCCGCTTGCTCTTGCTGCGCCCGCTGCTGCGCCCGTTGGTCGCGTACCCGCTTCACATACGCCGTATCACGCACCAGATGCCGCGGTGTCCCGTTGGCTTTCGCGACTTCGTGGAGCATCGCATCCAAATCAAAATTATCCCAGATGTCCAGACTCTGTGTCGCTGCACTCACCTGCGTGCCCACGCCAATCACTTCCGAGATCGCTTTCACTTCGGGGCCACGCTGCGACCGCGCCAGCGGGCCTTCGTACTCCACATCCAGTTGGCCACCCGTCGTCTGCGCGGCAATCAGGACCGCACGAGGCACGGGAGGCAAGGCACCCGCGCGCCACAGGAGGCCAAAGGAACGATCCGCGAGCGGATTGAGCATTTCCCCCGTGAGTCGGGTAAACGCTGGCCCCATAAACCGCTGCATCATTTCGATGCGTTGCGCGACTTCATAGGCCGTCATCTGCGTCGCATCGACCGGTGGCAGTCCCGTCAGCGCATCTGCAAAGAAGATATCCCGAATCGCCTTCTGAATCTCCGCCTGCTCTAGTTTGACGAGATCAGGTCGTCCGGTCAAGTCGAGTGGCTGCAGATTGTCCATGTTCGTCAAATAATTGACGGCCAGGGGCGCCAGACTAATCCCGCCCACAATCCCTTCAGACAGCGCTTTGAGTGGCGGCTGCACCCAGAGCATGAGCTGTTGCAGCTGCAACTCTTTCAGGAGATTAATTGTCCGCACTTCCGGCAATGCCATATGCCCCGGCCCAAAACCCCAGGGGGCGGTACCCAGCGTCT